TAGGGATCGATGGGGGATGAATTGGCTTAATGCCGGAAATTACGAGGAGTTTACCAAGTTTTTGGAGTTTGCCCGTGAACTAAAGGGCCAGCGTTACATTTTTGAAGAAGTCGTGGCTTTATACCGCAGCGCCAAATATTCGAAAATTCCTTTGGATCGTGTGAAAACGAATTTCGATTTTTATTTGGATCAAATAGATATCACTGACGATCCAAACACGGCGAGGCAGCAGCTCCGACGGGATCCCAGTAAGCGGCAGAGCGCCAAATCTGTGCGAGGTAAGATGCAATGAAAACAACACCTATGGTGCGGGCCGCTGATGTTGATTTGGCATTTTTGATGCAAGTGGGGTTTGTCAAGCGTAAGCGAGGGAACCCTGCGAAAAAGCAAGAGCGAAAGTATCTGGACATCATCACAGCCTTTGATATCGAGACCAGCCATCACCCAGAACGGGAGGAATCCTTGCTTTACGTCTGGCAGTGGCAATTTGGTGACTTTTACACAGTCTATGGCCGCACATGGTCAGAACTGCGTCTATTCATCCAGCGGCTTCTCCGGGTGCTGGACGATCACGGCGATGCGTCTTTGGTCGTTCTGGTACATAATCTGTCGTACGAATTCCAGTTTCTGCGTGGCATTTATACATTCCAGCCGGACGAGGTTTTTGCCGTGGAATCCCGGCGGATTCTGAAATGCACGATGGCCGACAAGCGCTTGGAATTCCGCTGTGCTATGCTGCACAGCAATATGTCGCTGAGGCAGTATACCAAAAAGATGCACGTTGACCACCAGAAGCTGGACGGCGATGAATTTGACTACAAGGAACTGCGCTTTCCCGACACGCCATTGACCGACCGGCAGCTGCAATACTGCCAGAACGACGTCTTGGGGCTGGTGGAAGCCTATCAGGCCGAAATGGCCAGAGATAAGGATAACCTTTATTCCGTCCCCATGACCAGCACCGGCTACGTCCGACGAGACTGCAAGCGGGCAATGCGTTTTTGTTCCAGCAAAATGATCCGTGACTTGCAGCCGGACGTGGAGCTGTACAAAATGCTGCGGGAGGCGTTCCGGGGCGGCGATACCCATTGCAACCGCCATTTTGCCGGCAAGGTGCTGGACAATGTCCACAGCGCAGATCGCAGCAGCAGCTATCCCGATGTTATGTGTAACTGCAAGTTTCCCATGGGCCGCTTTTATGCGTTCGACGGTGGCATCGACCGCGCCATGGTTTTGTATCATCGTGGCTATGCGTTGCTGCTGCGTGTCCGGCTGTGGGATGTGTCCTTGTCAGATCCCGCATGGGGGTTTCCGTATATCAGCTACGCCAAATGCCGGAATACGATCCATCCGGTTTTGGACAACGGCCGCATCCTGTCGGCGGAGATGCTGGAGACCACGATCACAGATATCGATCTACGCATCCTTTTAGACCAGTATGATTTTAGTGACATCGAGATCTTGACAGGCTACCACAGCAGATATGACCGGCTGCCGGTGCCGCTGGTGCGCTGCACCATCGACTACTACCAGACTAAAACAAGACTAAAGGGCGTGGTGGATGAACACGGCCACGAATCGCCCTTTTATAGCAAAAGTAAAAATTTGCTGAACTCCCTGTATGGCATGATGGCGCAGGATCCCGTGAAGCAATCCATATTGTTTGAAGAAGGCAGCGAATGGTTGTTCCGGCAGAAGGACGAGCCAATCGAGGATTTGCTGAACGCCAACAGTAAACGAGCGTTTTTGTGCTATCAGTGGGGCGTCTGGGTGACAGCTTGGGCGAGGTACCGACTGCAAGAGGGTTTGCGCATGGCCGACGGCGAACACAGCTGGCCTATTTACTGCGATACCGACTCCGTCAAATACATTGGTGATGTGGACTGGGCGGAATATAACAAGAAGCGAATGGCCGACAGTCTACGTTCTGGCGCACACGCAACAGACCCACATGGCGAGGAGCATTACATGGGCGTCTACGAGCAGGAGCATACGGCCAACCATTTTGTCAGTCTGGGAGCCAAGAAATACGTCACGGTTTATGACGATGGCAAATGCCGCTGCACCATCGCCGGAGTGAACAAGGAGAAGGGCGGCGCAGAACTTGACAAGCATGGCGGTATTACTGCTTTTAAGTCTGGCTTTTTGTTTGTGGAAGCTGGCGGCACGGAGAGCGTTTATAATGACGATGTGGTGCCGCACACGGAGGAATGGCAGGGACATCGTTTTGAGATGGTTCCTAATATCCTGATTCGGGACAGCACCTATCGTGTTGGTATTACACGGGACTATGAGGACATCTTGAGCGATCCCGATTACTATTTGCTGTGTAAACACCGGTTCCGGGATAAATAATGTTTAATAAGCTGGCGAGCTTAACACGCAGAAAGGAAATAATATGAGAAACCGTAACACAACGAGCGAGACCAAGACCTACAATCACGAGTATGCCGTGAGACGAGCAGTGCAGTTTGATAAGGATGTGCTGTTTGACCTGACTATCGACGACTTTACCATCTACGGCTGCCGTGTGGTGGAGGGCAAAAACGGCGACTTTATCAGCCTCCCCTCCCGCAAAGGGAAGGATGGGAAGTACTGGGGGATCGTCTACAAGCGCTTTAGTCAGGACGAAACAAGTCTGATCCTCGACAT